TCATACGCTGTCTGTACTAAACCAGCGCTACCAGCGGTTCCGCCGAGTGTTGCTGAGCCTGTACTTGAATAGGCATTAGCCATTGTTCACCTCCAAGGTGATTAAGAATTACTATGGATATTAATTGCCTTGAATTAGTTGAGTAAGTTCTTCTGCGTTAGCCGCATTCATAACTCTGTTCAATAAGTCTTGGGCTTTGTCAGGGGTCGTACCCAGCTGAGTAACTACATCTTGCTGCCGTAAGGCTGCTCGATTAAGTTCTTGTTCTTGGTTTACCTCAGGCTCCTTTGTTAATCCAAACAAGTCGCCGTTATCATCAAGCCAGTTATTAACTGACTCTTCGTTAACGTCTTCTAAGTCTTTAAGGATTAAGCGTTGTGCCTTTGGATTGACACCCTTCTTGTCTAGGACATCTTTGACTATACGCTCACGCTGCGACTTGGATAATCCCTCAAGTTGCTCAGTAAGTTCCTTAATACGCTTTTCATCGTTACGCTTGGCTTTCCGCAATTTTTTAAGTAAATCGCTTCCATCCAACTGTGTTTCGTTGTCGGTATCTTGGTCGTCTTCGTCTTCATCCCAGTAGTTGTTGCTCATAGCAACCCACCCTTCTATTCGTTGTAGTCGCAAGCCTCAGGTTCCAATCGGGGAATCGGTCTGGCTCTTGCTATCGGTCTAGTACGCTATGTGAGGCCGATGGATTCACATAGGATTCTATTTAGAACTGTCCGCCGCTAGATGACTTTCTTAAGTAAGTAGTACTTAGTCCGGCAGTACCAACTCCAGCTGAGCCACTAAATTGGGCCGACTCAAGAGCGGCTAATTGCTTACGCTTACGCTCAGCAGATGCATTACCTTTAAAGACTTCTTGTTCAGCTGTAGCCTGTGTATAATCAATCTTTGCTTCGCCATAAATGCCGCTTAATTTTTTAGCCTCTGGAAGTATTCCACCAATGGTTGCGTAACCCTTAACTGCAGCAGCACGGTCGATACCATACTTAGCTAAGTCAGTAGCACTGGTTACACTAGTGTCTAGTTTTTGGCTAACAGCAGCAGCACCAATCTCAGCTGATGTTACCTTCTCTTGTAATTGTGGCAATGTTTGTTTAGGGTCTAAGAAGTATTTAACTAAATCTGTTTCTGTAATACCAGGATAGAATTCTTTAAGCTGTGCTTTAATACCAGGGTCAGCATTGTTAACTCTATCTACTACTGTAGATATTCTACTCTTTAATTCTACTGCTGATATATCTGCGCCTATAATATCAGCTAGTTTAGTCTGACGTGCTTCTCTTGTCTTACCAAAGTAATCACCTAACCCATACTGATTCATGACTTGACTATAGGTATCTTCAAGACCTAAATACTCAGCCTCAGATAAAGCGTTTAATCCAGAGTCTAAACGTACCTGATTGCCCCTGAATCTGGCCTTATAGATAGGGTCTTGCTTAATCTGCAATTTAGCTTGCTCAGGTCCAAGACCTGAAAGCATATAACCCTTGATAACAGAAGCAAGAGAGCTCAGTCCATAGGTGTTTAAGGTATCTTCTAAGATAGCATAAGCATCTTTATTAGCTTTATCTTCTTTAAGTTTATCTGCTGCTGCCTTAGCAGCGGCGGCTGCTGCCGCTGCTGCTGCATCTAATTCTGCTTGAGTTGGACCTGTTGGTACTACGGTTCTAGGTCCGCCAGTAGTTGGGTCAATGTTTGCACCTGGCCCAGTTGGAGCAAAATATGCATCAGCCTGTGCTTGGTATCTAGCAGATGATGCAGCCCCTGCCTTGCTCATACCTTGGTCAGTTAATTTTTTTATATATGCATCAGGATTTGGTGTATATTCTGGAGTATAGATTTTAGTAACTGGGTCGTATGCCATTATCTCACCAATCCAAATGAAGATAAGATAGAGTTAACATAACCAGATGCTTCTTCTCTAGCATTCTTAGTCTTAGCCCAGCGTGCATCTTTACGTAGTGATAATTGAAAGTCATTTAAATTCATTGAACCTTCTTGTCCGCCATTCTTAAGAGCATTCTGTATGTAAGTATCTTTAGTAATATCAATAGAGTTATCCGGTAACTCAAGGGTTTGACCCATGTAATATGCGTACTGGTCAGCAAGACTACTTACCTTTACGCCACTATCAATTAACTTACCTAGGTTAGGGTATATAGTCTTAGCTATACTTTTAATACCTAACTCTTCAGCTTCAAGGGAACCACTTGTAAGAGTTCCACCTGATTGATAGTTACTTAATACATTCTTCTTAGCCATGTCAGGGCTATAAGCCAAGCCATAGTTTCTAGCTGTAGCTTGTAGCTTAGATATATATGTACCTAGTAATCCACCTGATTTAAGAAGGTCATCACCGGTCATAAGCTCAGCAGCAGGGCGTAGAACATCACCCATGATTCTCTGACGGTCTATTGGCCTTAAGCCACGACCTACTGAAGTACGAGTAGTCTCTCCGGTAGTAGTAGTAACTCCAACGCTTTCTTCTTTTCTTAATCTATTATAAAAATCTTTCTTCTCTTCAAGAGTAGCTTTGCGACCTAATTGCTCAACAAAGAAATCATCTAACTCTTGTGATGCTTGAGCCTTTGTAGATAAAGCACGTTCTACTGTAGTAGTAGAGCCTCCTGCCCCACCTGCCCATTTACTTAATGGAGTAAAAGCACTTAACCCAGGATTTGATTTAAGCTGAGTTGCTATATCTACACCAAAATCAACAATACGTTTATTAAGAGCATTGCCTACATCTGTTGGGTTAGCACCCTTTTTAATTTTTAGATTCTTATATACTGCATCTTTGTATGCAGGGTCTTTTCTAAAGTCAGCATAATATAGATTTAATATTCTATCTAAGTCAGTATCAACATCAAAGTTAATTCCATCTGGAGAGATATATACATAAGCTGGATTAAGAGCACCAATCGGACCACGCTCTTTACCATCACCCTTAATAACTAATTCATTTTTATTAGTAGAAGGATTAATACTTAAAGTTGCGCCGGTTGCGGCAAACTCGTCAGCCTGATTAAGCTTTCCTGCTTGATAGTTAAAGTTAGAATCAGCCATTAGTAGTTAGCCTTTCTGAATGCTACGTATGTATCCCGTGAATAGAAGTCAAGTATTGGCTGTAACACAGCTCTGTATGCTTCAGTCATAACAAGGTCTCCAGTCCTTAAGTCTTCAATAAGTTTTTCAATCTCAGCTTTTCTTATACGTTTAGAATCAACAAAGTAAGGTGATGATTTGTATTCTTGGTCAGTAGCAAGTGCTATAAACCCTTGAACCTCATTAACTGCCGCCCTCATTTTAACCCGTGTAATATCAGGTATAGGGGTGTTTTCATCAGATAGTAATGTAGATAGGTTGTCTAACATTATCTTCTCTGAAGGAAAACTATTCTTACTTTGTAAGGCTTCCAGTAAATATGGATTAGAGTTCAACAAAATCTGACGACTTCTTGTTGCATTATTGATAATAGCTTGACGTTGACTGATACTAGTAGTATTAGCCAAAGCTTCTTTTTCCTTATCAGCAATATTAAAGTAAGCAGCTTTATCCTCTGCTACTAGCACTCTTTCTAGGTATACTTCTAAGTCAGGCTGACCCAGTAGGTCTTGTGACTCCAACCAGTTATATACTGCGGGATTAAAGTCTCCTACCTTTGGTGCAAAGATATAAGCAGTCTCGCCATAAGTATCTACAAAGTCTTTATTACTTAGAGCCCAGTCTTTAACCTGTTGAGTCTTGTTAATTAGAATACTTGTTTGCTTATCGTTTCGAGAAGCTAAATAGATACTCTTCTTTGGGTTATTAGCCACAAAGACAGCAGTAGCAAGGGCATAAGCATCTTGAATATCAGTACCATATGTCTGCTTTATGCCATCTAATATGTCATAGAATTCATTACGTAGACTGGTTATACCAATCTGCTTGTAATAATCCGGAACACCTTTGCTCTCTTGTAAAGATGCAGATACAGGTGAGAACATACCTAAGAAACCACGCATAAACAGTAAGTTGCTTGTTGATATACTTATTGCCTTCAAGTAATCGTTACGCTCTTGAGGCGTAGGAGTCTCTGATAGTGGTTGATTACCGTATGCCTGCATGTAAGAGATAGCCTGCATAGCAGCGCTCTTCTCTTCACGAGTCTTGTGTTCTATATCAGTAATACCAAGAATCTCTTGTGCTGGCTTGCTTAATCTAATAGCATTCTCAACATACATAGGGATAACAGCACTGCGGAAACTCATGGTTTCGCCAAAGCTACCTAGTGTGGCTTGCTTAAAACTCTCGCCTAAGTTAGACGTAAAAGCATTACCATACTTACCCAATAATCCATCTATTGCAAGTATAGTTACCGAAGCAGCAGGTGCAGAGAAGGTAGGTATACCAGCATCAGGTGAGAAAGATGGGTTAAGCATCTGTAATTTCATTTTAAAGTTATCAAATTGAGGTACTTTAAATTGATTGTTACCAGATAGTTTACGTACTACTGGCTCAATTGCACCATTGATAACCGTATCTGTTGGGAAGATAAAGTACTCGACACCGTCTTGGTCTTTGTGCACACTGCCAGAAGACTGTAGACCTTGATGTAATAACCGCATGCGATACGCAGTTTGAAGTGGCTTATCACGTAACATACGATAGTAACGACGATAGAAGTCTTCAGTTGCACGATAGAATCTGCCTACGTGTCTAACAGACATAGAGAAATTGCTTCTAATAGCAGGGTTATCTATGTACTTTAATATTGTATATATAGCATCATTATGCGCTATTTCAGCATATCTTTTACGTGCCAAATCAGTAGCAATTTCTTTAGCTTTGCTATTGAATGGGTCTTGTTCTATAAGCCTAGCCTCTTGTTGTTTAGCAAATAGTTTCTCTTGGTTTCTATAAGATTGACGCAAGGTTTTGTATGTATAGACTAAGACTGGTTGGCTAAACAAACCAGTTGCTTGACGGTCTGCTTGCTCATAAATAGCATTGCCAAACTTCCTAAAGTTTCCTTCCATATCTTCATCAAGGAAATCAATACGTGTGTTAATCTCACCACTTGGGTGCATGTTAACCGTAGCTTTTTCAAAGTCAGAAAACTCAATACTAGATACAGATTTTTCCCATGCATCAGATGGGATACGCTTAGAACGTCTAGCTGCTGCTTCTGTAATATCAAAATGTTTTTCTTTAACTAGGTTCATTAGCTCTTGATTATAGGAATTAGCTCCGCCATGGAAAGCAACCTGCATATCAGCCAACATGTTATCTACAAGAATAAGAGATATTTGTTCGTCAGTTAAACCTCTCTCACGAAATGCAACTGTATCACCAAACTTGGTAACAAAACGTCTTAGTAAATCTACATCAAAAACCTTTAATGATATACCAGGCTTAATAAGAGACATATTGGTTAAATACTCTTTAACTGCTCTTGTACCAGCTGGAGATATATCTCTACTACCAATACCAGCAAAATTTCTATAAGCAGGAATCGTATCTGATTGTGACCAAGCACCATCTGCCCATGTAAACCATTTATTGACATTCATATCAAATACATGAACTGGTTTATTAAGTTCAATACCAGCATAGACAGCCCAGGCTGTTCCACCTTGAACGACATTATTATCAATACGACCTATAGCAACAACAGCCTCAGAATCTTTTACTTGATAGTAATTTCTACGTAATAAATTAGCTACATATTTATTGGTCGGAGGAAACGCTCTCTTTAAATATTTTTCATTTACAGTTTTCATTAAGTCATCAGCAATTTCAAGCTCTTGCTGTGTATGAATAACTTGAGTACCAGAACCAGGTTGAATCTTATGGCCATCAAATGAATGAGCCTTAACATTCATTCCAAATACTGCACCTTCGCGACCAAATACTGTATCTGCGCCTGATGCTCCACCAGAATTGATAGTCCTATTAGCTAGTTGGATAGCTTGGTCTTCTTCTGAATAGTAATTAACACCAACTTGTTTAAGGATAGATTGTCTAGCTCTCTCAATATCCTTGGTATCTCTTAATCCATTGTGCATAAAAAATGCTGATACAGGACTAAAAGATTTATACTCAGCAAGTTGAATTCTATTAAATGCAAAACGCAATGCCCAGTTATCATAGTGTGCTAATGCTGGATACTGTTGATTTAGTTGAGCAAGTTCTCTAGTGGAAATAGGTTTCCACTTCCTACCTAATTTCAAACCAACATCTTCAACCGCTCTAGTTACATTAGACTCAGGAAGGGTTAGATTTCTAACCTCATCATCAAATCTACCGCTTAAGTTTGATTTTGCGCTAACGGCTCTTTGCATTGCATCGATAGTATCTGGTTGATATACTAATAAATCCATAATGTCTTGTTGAGCTTCATCGGTTTGGCCCTTGAATAGAATATCCCAAGCACGCTTACCAGATTCTTGTCTAATTAAAACATTGCTAACTTCTTGCATCGGTACATCGTACCCAAGCTTTTCAGACATTTCTTTTTGTAAGTCTTTTACAATCTCTAATCGGTCACCCTTGGTAAGACGTTGCTCTAAACCACCATTAAGAAACAGTTTGTTAAACAAACGCTTATATGGACCAACAGCTGCCTTAGAACCAGTAGCAACAGTAAGAACCTTGCCTAATTTTCTTGATTCTCCAACTGCAAAGTCTTTAATAGCGTCGCTAGGAGCAGTAAATGCATAAAATGTAAAGTGGTCTATAGAAGTTCGTAGACCTTGACGAATACCTAGGGTAAGAACAGCCCAAGTATCAGTAACTGCACGCATAAAATAGTTTCTATGCATGCCATCAAACAGAGAAGGTATGCCATTTCTTAAAGTAAAGTGACCAGCCTGGTCTTTCATACCAAGCATTGCTTTTGTAGCAGCAATCTCTTCAAAAGGTAATGGAGCAATCATTCCAGCCGCTTGGAATCCATGAGTAATACCACGGTTTCTTAAATACGGAATACCATTTTCATATTCAATAGCACTAGGGTCCATCATGTCCGCTAAATCTCTACGTATTTCCACCTTAGAGGTAACACCGAAGCCAGCATGATGATTAAATGTTCTGTCTAATATTTTTTGCGTGTAGTTTTTACCGCCAGGTAATCCTTCAAAGCCTTGTTTCTGAAAATATGCAGCATAAAGGTTACGAATAGCTACTACTTGTTGAGCAGAATCTAAATCTAAATAGTTTAATGCCCATGTATCTGCAAAATCTCTATCTACTACTAATGCAGCCATGTTTCTAAACTCAGAAACAGTTTCAATGGCGTCATCGCCATATCTAATACCACTACTAGTAGGACTTCTGCCAGCTGCTGTGCCTATTTTAAATGCTAATTTACGTGTTTTAGACATATCGTTTTCAATGTCTATAAATTTTGTTATGTTTGGGTTAACTCCCAAATCAGCTTCTTCACCTAAGCGTGTAAGGATTTCCCAACCACGTTCATGTGCAGCAGTAGCCTTTTCAAGGGTATCTCTGGCAGCAATATTTCCTATTGTTGGATTAAATATTGCGTCTACCTTACGAGCAATTCCTGACGTGAATTGACGAGATGCACGTGCAGTAGCTACGCCATTGCGATAAAAAGTAGTACCGTCTAATCTTCCGCCTATTAAATATCTTGCATTATCTGCGGTAGTAAAAAACTTCTCAGCAGATGCTGCATCAAATACATTGTTTTTAGAATACAGTTTAAATACTGCAAGGTCATTGAATTCTGGATAAGTAATTCTAAAATTTCTAAATATTTCTGCCTTAGCTGTGTTATTTTTAGCCTCAGTAAATGCTTTAACTACTGGACCAACTTCATTTTGCCACAAGTTAAATACATCTGGTCTTTGAAAAGTCTCACGAACGGTAAGGTTTAGTTCCTCTGGTTTAGCCGCTAATATTTTATTAGCTAATACTCTACCTTTATTACCTTGTCCGGCAACAAGAAAGCCAGCTTCATCTGCTCCTCTTGCAATAGCAGCTCTGGTTAACCTAGGACCAAGTATAGGTATCTTACTAAGACCCAATGATAGGTAAGTATCAGGAGAAATTATCACTTGATAAATAGCGTCAATAGTTCCAGATTGCTTAGCCATTACATTGGCTTTATAGGCTGCATTTGCAGCTTTAACTTCTGGAGATTGACCAGGAACTTCCATTGGTCTGCCAAAGGCAGAGAACCATATTGTTGAAAGTACTGGATGTTGTTCATCATATACCATACGTATAATTGAACGGCCTGGAGAAAATCTTGCTAATTTTGTTTCTTTAAGAATAGGTTCAAACTTATCTGGGTCATCTAATGAATCAGCAAGTGCTTGAGTTATCTCTGCATCTACCTTGCCCCAGTCTTTAATAATCTCACCTGGAGTTTTAGCAGCAGCAATACCCATTGCAACTGCGGCATTAGCTCTACCATATTTCTCTTCAAGATTCTTAACATCATTTGGATTATAAAAATCTTTACCTTTATAAGCATCTGACCAAGTGTTTTGAGAAAACAAAGGCTTGTCTAAAGTTGTAGCTTGAAATGCTACACGAGCTGGCGTATTAAGTGTCTTACCGTATTTTTCTAAAGCTGAGAATGTACCAAGAAAAGGAGAACCAAAAAACTTGTAAGGAACATTAGCTATTTTGCCAGCAACACTTAAACCTTTTCCTAATAAGCTTGGTTCAGGCTTAGAGTATTCTTCATTTGGAAACAGAACTCTAACGTCTCTTTTAGCACTATCATTTAAAATATCAAAATCTGCTTTAGCTTTATCGGGAGATAGTTTACTTAATCTTAAACCTTCTTGATACGCATAAGACATCTGCGTAACCATGTTATTTTCTTCAGGCGAAAGGTTAGCTGAAGCAACTGCATTATATAGACCTTGAGATGTCTGAGCTACTACTGGACGCGGTAGTCTAGGCATTAGTAACCGCTATCTAGTAACCTGCGATAGATAAGCTCTGTGTCTCCTGAGTCATCATACTGAGCAAGTCTGCTAAGGATGTTAGTAATATTAATTTGAGGAGATGGCATACCCATTAAAGCCTCTGAGCCAGGACCTTCACCAAAGTCAGCACCGGCTGTAATAGGTTCTTCAGGACGGCTTGTAGGTGCGCTTAATGGCACTATAGGAGTTGGAGTAGAAGGTATATCAGTACCTTGCATAGGAGCACCAGATTGTTGTTCCATATTTCCACCCATGCCGTATCTCATTCCAGCCATGTACTTAGGAGCTTGAGTCATACCTTCAGTTGCACCACCATCAGTACGCTTTGACAAAGCGCCTGGACCTGATACAGGTGCTGGATTACTAGGTTGACGATATCCGCCACGTCCATTTGCCATTTATACTCCTACTTAGTAAATTGAGTTTTGATATTAACTGTTCCACCGCACCAAATATTATATTGGATTGCTGCATTAACTGCTTTCTTTGCCGCACTTGTTGCTTTAGCATGTGTTTTAGTTTCAACTTCCATTGCGACTAATGCACCAAGAGCTAGCCCACCGCCTGAACCAATTCCGTAAAATCCTCTATCGTCTCGCATATATCCATAGTCATCACTAACTTGATATAACTTTCCATTAAAACAAATTAACGCATCCCAGCCAGAATCATCATCGCTCTTGCCCTTAGGTGTTGGTTCATAGCCTGCTTCATTTAATGCTTGCTTGATAGATGGTAAAACTCTAATCATCATAAATCTATCTGGGTCTTGCGTCTTAATTACTTTAGGTGGTTGCCATAAATTATTAAGGATATCTCCTGCTATAGCATCACCTGCTACTGCAATTAGATACTCACCAATTTTAACTATCTTGTCGCAACCTTTTGCTACATACGGTCTATCTGTATATGTAGTCATAGAATCTGCTGCTAGGACAGCCCAACCTTTGCCTTGAATTCCAACAATAGCCGTCACTATTCCCCCAAGTTATCTTCTGTTTACTGTCCTTACACTTGCGTTAGTTCTTCCAGCCATATTTAAATTACTTAATAAACTTTGTAACTCTGGTCTTTGTTGTGCTTGAGCTTCTATTGGTTGTTCTGGTTGTGAGCCTCCAACTGGAGCGCCGGGAGCAGAGGGGACGGACGGCTGCTCGACCGATGGTGCGCCACCAGCTGGAGGATTCTCGATTGCAAATACCTCACTGATGGCATCTTCAATTGCTATGCCTTTTTGACGTTGCCTAATGACTTCAGCTATCTTGTTAACAATGTCGCTTGGGTCACCGCCCTGAGCAGCGATTTGAGGTATTGCTTGTGCATAAGCTTGCAATGAACCAATCAATGCAGCCCGCATATCTTCTGTTTCAATACGCTCTTGTTCTAAGGTGACGTTGACGTTAAATGGCAACTCACGCATAGCCATATCTTTAGAGATAAGCTTTCCGCCAAGAGCTTGAAGCATGAAGATAAGTCCTTGTGCTGGGTTTAAACCAGCTAACATTCCGTATCTTACATCGGCTGAGTAATCACCCTTGATATCTTTTGTAGGTGTATATGTAACCGCATAAGGCGCACCAGCATCGGTGCCACGAATTGTTTTTTCTTCGTTAAATAATTTCTCATCTACTTCAAAGCAAAGAGAAATAACATCACGTAATGCTGTAGTAAATATAGATTGTGCTGATTTAACCTGTGTATCAAATGCACCTAGTAGTGCTTGAACACCTTCGCCAGTAATGATTGAAGCTTTAACATTTCCAGTACGTGATTCAGGATAACGAGCTCCTACGCGTAGTTCTTCGTTTAGAAGTTGTTGCTCTGTAAAAGCTCCTTGTGGGAGATTAAGTTCAACACGTCTAACACCTGCTGGATTGTTTGTACGAATTACAGCGTCTCCGCCTAATTGTAATTCTTGTACGTCGTTTGGTAATACAATTGGTGCCTGAACAGATTTTTCTGCAGCTTCCATTGCAAGCAAAGCAAAACGATTGCGAAGTAATTGAATTCCTAATACATCATCAAACTGTCCACGAAGCTCACCATCAACACCTGGGCGTCTAGCAACGATTACATTCATCTTACCTATAGGATTACTTGCCTTTGATAGAACTAAATTTTTCTTTGCTGGTATATAAATAACTGATTGGTCTTTATCGTAATAACGAATCATCTCTATCTGATGATTAAGATTTTGGTTGTAACCCTCTGAGCCTAGGAGTTGAAATTCAAACTCAGGGAATTGGCTAACCAGCTCACCCAAGGTAAGGGTGTAACGTTTTACAAATGCTACGCAACGACCATACCGGTCAAACTCTGGATAAGACCCAATAGGATTTTCTAATCTAATTCTTGGTAATCCTGCTTCTTCATCTAGTTCAACAATGAAAGGAAGGAAACCATATGTTATGTACATGTCCGCACCGTTGTACATATTTACTTGCAAATCTGAATGGCGGAAATAGTTAGCAGCAATTCTTGTACGCTTGTCTGCAAACTGACGTGCTCTATCTGAAACTTGATTTACTGCTGAGCAGTTAACAGCAGGTAGTGGAGCCATAACTTCTGCAAGGTCTCTTGCAACAATATCAATAAAGTTAGCTACTACGTTCTGGTCTATACCAGCTGGAAAGAAGTTAGGATAAACTTGTGAGATTTTTCCTTGACGAACAGCAAGTACGTCTAGGTTACGTGCATCTCTTTCTATAGAACGATAACGCAGAGAGTCTACTCTTGCGGTTATCTGTCTCATATCTAATGCCATAAATTAATCTCCCTTAACTTCTTTACGAAGTTGTTTTAACATATCAAGTTTTTCTTTAGTAGTCATTTCATATTCAGATGGTCTTAAACCTTCAGCACGTTGTGCCTGCTCTTCAGCTATACGTTCTCTTTGTGCTGGAGTTAAAGGTTTTGTTTTACCAGATGATTTAATATCAAATATCTGTGGCTTAGGTAATGCTGGCTTCATGGGCGCAACAACTTTTTTAGTTTCTGGTGTCCATTTACGCATACCCGGAGCTAAAGGTGGACGAATACTTACTGCCTCTGGAGGAAGTGGATTAGTTCTCAAAGGAGCCATATCAGGGCGTAGCCCTCTGTTCATCTGAAATTCAATAGCTGCTCTTTGTTCAGGTGATACTGAACCAAGTCCAAATGTTTTAGATTGTTTTATAGCAAAATCTAGGCCAGTTTCTTTAGGCTCTGGAACTGAACGAAATAATTTTTTTTCTTCTGGTTTAACTATAACAGGTTTAGCTGGAGTAGGACTATAGTCAATTTCTCTCGAAACTACTGGAACTCTAGGTTTAGAAAACCCAGCTGCTTTTTCTGCAATCTCTTTAGCTTCTTTAGCAAGACGTGCAGCTTTAGTAACTCCTATAGATAAACCTTTAGCTTTACCAGGACCAACTACACTAGATATAATATCAACACCGGTACGCAAGGCTCTTGCTTGAGTTGGAGATATAGCTGGTTTGAGGCCCTTAGTTTTACCTAGTTCCATTGGACTGCTGCTAGCCATTTAAATCCTAACCATAGACTTCAGACCATTGCTCACTAAAAGCATCGTCTAAGTTGATTGAGTTTCTTTTTTCCATCTGAGCTCTAGTAGCCCACCTATTATCTAAATAAGGTGACACCCTTGTACCGCTTTGAATCAATTCTCTTGCCCTAATGATTGCAAACCACAAAGCCATAACACAGTCTGTCTTGCCTCTAGTGTCTGGCTTCCAAGTAATCAACTGCTGTACTAAAGCTTTGATTCCTTCTGAGCCATCACTTGATGGGAGTTCGAGGAGGTTGTTGTTTTGAAACTTACCGTCTTGAGTAGTTCCGAATAAGCTTGACATGGAGGCAACTCCAAAGTTCGAGTCCCATTTATTTTTTCCTGTATGGTGAGAATTAAGCCGTACGCCGTATCCAGCAAGCCACTGTCGTAAGCTGTCATCTAATTCAAATGCTTTCTGAAATGCGTTGATTTCAATTCGTATTTCTTGGGGTGCATATTTAATGGTCATAGCTTCTATAGCATCACGTATCTTTTGGTAACTAGGCTCTGCCATGTTCAAGCAATCTAGTACGTAGATACGACCATCAGCTCTATTAAAAGTTATTGCAACTAAAGCTGCATGTCCGGCAATAGCTGGGTCCATACCAATAATGGTGTAGCCCTCAACTTTTTTAGGATGACCTGATGCTCCTGGCTTTAAAGGTCCGACTCTTCTAGCCCCGAGTATGCTTCCCTGTACCAAAGCTGGTGGGAAGATAGAGTTTTCTTGTACGTCTTCTTGTTGATAGACAAGAGCCCACGTAGTAGGAGTAACCTCGGAACGACGTTTGAATAATGTTTGTCCATCCCACTTGGGATAGAAGCCGTTTTCTTGTGGTGTATCTGTATCGCCATCCCAGGGTACATCTGATTCTTTCCAAAGAGTAACCCAATTTTTTGGCTCAACATCATACTCAAGTACAGCAGGCATACCCATATAAGTAAAGGGAGACCTACCACCAGACCAATGCTCAGGACTACGAAGTTCCTTATATAGGTCACTTGGCGCAATTCTAGTCCCCACTATTAATAGCTTGCCGTTTTTGCCGAGACGAGTGATAACTTCTTTTTGCAGCCAGTTAAGTTGTTTTTCCCATTCATGGGCGTTGGCTGTGGTTATCACGTCGTCAAGAATAATTAAATCTGCACGGGCTCCATAAATCTGCCCACCCATACCAAGAGCTTGAATGGTAGGGTCTTTCTCACTTGAGTTACGAGCATCGCTCCCGAGATACACTGTATCGGTTCGCCAAGTATCTGCGTCTTCTTTCCACCCACCTTGAGGACCAAATGCGTTTTGCATCTTAAGCCATCTTGGATGTGAGAGACGTTGCTTGATTGCGTACACGTATTCTCGTGCCTTTATCAGTGTCTTAGAAACGACGATGATTCTAACATTAGGGTCGAGAGCGATACGGTATGTTGAGTAGTTCACGGTAATAACCGTGCTCTTAGCGTGCTCCGGTGGCACGTTAATAAGAATCCTAGACTTATCAGCCTTGTCATATATTATGCTAGGGTGAAGCCAGGAAGGTTCCCGTCCCTCTAACAGGTCGACCCAGTCTTGATGATGTGGGAAGACCGTCTGGTCTAAAAAATTTTTTGAAAATTCAGCAAAGGGTAAATCCTTCTTGTCATACCCTAGGTTGGCTAGAGTGAGACTCTCACCTAGTTCCTTAGCCTTGGCTAACTCCTTTGCAAAGTCAGCATCCCTGACCATCCACTGACGAACCGTATCTGGTTTCTTGCCAGCTAGATTCATAGCTTGGTGGGTAGTAGCACCTTGGCTCACTAACTCTATAACCTTAGCTTTTGCCTCGGCTAGAGCCTTAACTTTAAAATGCTCTTCGCCCGCCTTAAATGTCATGGTGTCCTTTAGATAGTCTTTCGCCGTCCTACACTGTCTGTCAGTCACCTGTACTGTAACTGTATGAGCCAGGCTATATAAAAGCCTGGCGAATAACTTACTGCTACATACAGTACTAATCCGTCCAAACAGGTAAAACGGACGTTTTATTCTCAACTATTTTTATCACCTATGCTAAATAGGTCGTTATGTCCTATTTTGTACTGATTTAGCAAGGGTCACTATAACCACAAATAATTTTAGGGAGAGATACATAACTACTTACGACTGACATTTAAAAGCCTCCGGGTCATACGACCCTCCGGCTTTCAAGACTGACGCTCTGTACTGCTATACAGTCAGGCGTCTGCAGGACTGCTCACTCCACGCCTTAAACAGGCGCTCCGTGTGCTTCAGGATTTAAATAAAAATCCCATGCCAAGCACAAGATTTAAAAGCAAGGAACGGCTGGCGCCGTTCAATGTTGTTAAAGAGTAACTGCCTTACTGCCTACTGCTGGACACAGACAGAGTTCGCTGGTGTTCCCATTGTACACCCGTCCGCAAGTCGCAAGGGCCTTCAGCCCTTAGAGCGCGACTCGGAGCCTGAGCTGGAATACGCTCAGGTGCGTTAGGGTGTCCAATTGTAGGTGACTTTCAAAGGTTGAGAGTCAGAAGGGTAAAAATGAATACTACAAGACCTAATGGTAAAGCATCTAAGAAAAGACCTAAGGTTCAAAAAAAGACCGGCAAGACCATAGGTGGATACTCACCTAACAAGTTAGCGTTACGCATGGTAAAGCGTAAGCAAATACCTATCGTTGGTGTTACCAACGCAGAAGTTGCTCGCTGGTTCTTTCACTTAACCGACGGAACCGAAGGAGAAGTAAGTGGAGCCTAATAACGGCATAAACATTACCAACCAATGCTACGACTGCATGCAAATGGACGCCTTGTGCGATAACTGCCAAGACCTTGCAGACGCTCGAGTAGCAGACCTAGCCCATGAACTTGTAGATGAAGGCAACCTTCAATACAAGTACCAGTGGATATATACAACCCAAGCCAGTGGCCATGACTGGATAAGTTCCATCGTTAAAGTCGGTATCGACAAAGACGGGGAGCCTATACTTCGCAAGGAGTACTACGAAGGTGAGATTCATGCTCGTGCAGAATCTATATCCTTCGACGATGACACTGAAATTCCAAACAATCAAGTTGTTTGTAACTGGTGTCATCTAACAACGCTAGCGCAGGTTAAGTGCGTTAACTGCGACGAATACGTATCGTAAAAAGGCTTGCCCCCAGTAACAAGTGACAGGGGGCAACCCCCAGAAAATCCAACTAACTAAGAAATGGAGCACCAAATGAACACAGTATCACTAACAGGACAAATCAAGAATATCCAAACTAAAGAGAACGGAAATTGGAAAATCAAAACCGCTTCATTCTCTCAGTACGCTATTCTTGATAGCGGGAAAACAGGTTGTGTCTTTACTTTCCCAATCGTATTTACTCAAAGTCGCTTAGGTTTAGCAGACGGCTTAACTCCAAATGAAAGCGGAGTTATAGAGAATGTAAAACTTACAGGCAGACTAGTAACTAACTTCGATAGACGCAAAGATGTAGAAAATGCTGACCGTCGCAAGCCATGGACTCAAATCGAAGTAAGTGAACTAACAGTAGGCATCTAATAAATACTCAGGGATACCAGGCTTCGGCTTGGTATCCCTCTATTTTTTTCAAAAGCCCGCCGTACTATGGCGGGACATTGGAAGTCCATCATCTATGAAAGGAAACATATGGAAATCGCAGTCGGAATAGAATGGTTAGAACTATATGCAGATAGCATAGGTCTAGCCATGCAGGTACCAACCTGGCTGGCAGTAGGTGCAGTCGGATTAACTTATTCAATTAGATTAATGAGGAGGTAACGTGGAAATCTATACACCAGTAGTCTTTAGAACTGAGATAGACATAGAGAAATACCCTGAGTACAAAAAGTACAATGAGGTACGACTGCAATGGGCAGGCGAACAGTCAGTCTATGAAATACTAGACTTTCTAATTAAGAATATGAATGAGAATGCAACCTTTGCTAAAATTGACTACATCAAACCGGTCAATGTTACTGAAAGCTCTGCATCATTTCAAGTGCCAACGACTGAGCCTGATTGGGAGGATGAACTCAATCATCTAATCAAACAATACAAGGAGGAATCAGATGAGTCTGATGGGTTACACTGAAGAACAAATCAAAGGAGCAATAGATGTCTGCTACAAAGTAGGCTCTAGTGGTTCTATTAATCAAGATGATATGTCAATTATCATAATGGTAGGCGACATACTTGATGGACTTGTTGAGGAAGGCAGGGTCTAATGCCTAAATATAAAGTGTGGAAACTTACCACCTATGAGCAAGAGCAAGATGTAACCGCACTAAATGAAGTAGACGCAGTCGAACAAGCCAGGCTACATAATGCTTGGCTTGCACCTATAGACCAGGAGGAAACGTATGAAGCCCAATGGATTGGAAATGAATACTATGAATGATAATCTCTGGGAATGCCGTATCCGTAACACAGATGTAAGCAATATGAATGAAGCAAGGAAGGCTGAGTTTATAAGCTTACTAAATAAAGCAGTGCATGATGTATGTTGGAAGTATGGAGTGCATAACTAATGAGTGAACCTATGTATTTACAGGGTGATGACTATGCCTTAAATGGAACAGAGGATGATGTAGACGAGAACGATACCGGACTACCCGACCGCATGTGGGAGGATGAAGAATGAAAGATAAAGTTAAACGTGCTCTATCTCTCTTAAGTTCTTTCTGGTTAATCTTTACTGGGTTGATTGGGTATCCATCATCTGCATATGCAATAGCAGTAGGTAGTAGGGCAGAATGTAAAGAGGCACCTAACTCTCATTGGACACCGCGCCTTGCTAAAACTTATGCACGTGCATACATGAACATGATGTACGACTGGAACTCATCAGAGTTCATAGCTTTAAATAAATTGTGGACTGCTGAATCTAACTGGAGGCATGAAGCTTTCAATAAGAGTGCAGATAAACATACAGGTAAACATGCGGGTGGTATACCACAGATATTAGGACTGGACCCTAAAGCGCCAGCCCCGCTGCAGATTGAGCGTGGGCTGGCCTATATAGAACATAGATATGGACGTCCGTCTATTGCTTGGACACACCACCGCAAACACGGTTGGTACTAACAGAAAGGAAATGCAATGCCTGATGTAGTAGAGACATCAAGTGATGTCGTTACCGAAACCATACGAGATGTATGTGGTGTATGTAATGACATATATGCAGAGCCAGACACAACAGGTGATGTTGACGCCGTCTGGAATTATAGATACTCAAAGGTACAAATGTCTGCAAGAATATCTCCTGACAATGACTGCCTTGAAATAATCTATGGTCATAAAAGATGTGCTACACAATGTGATGAATGTAATCACTATTTTTTAGGTAGTCGTTGGGGTGGATGGCACACCGGCGGTGTACCTAAAGTTAAGATGAATTATATTCATAACAAATTATACTGCCCATCATGTTCAGAACAATGGGAAGAAAACAATCCTGATTATGTTGCATGTGATGAATGTAATCAAATGTTTGGTGACGCAGACGATTTATACTGGTCTGAGTTACATCAAGATAGCAGGTGCCGTGATTGTTACAATCAAGAGATAGAGTGTGATGATTGTGGTGATTGCTTTGGTGAAGAGGACGGTCATAGTTGCGATAGTCGCACTAGAAATTACAGCGAGTGGGTGCATAGCTGGAGTTATAAACCTGACCCTAGATTTTGGGGTGAAGGTAAGTACTACCTTGGCTTTGAGTTAGAGGTAGAAGATACTAATGACAACTATGCAATAGGTGCTGAACTAGCACATAATGCTATGAATCCAATGCGTAATCGCAAGTATCGTGGCTATCTTAAGGGTGATGGTTCTCTAGTCAATGGCTTTGAGATTGTTACTCATCCGCATACACTTGAAGAGTATCAAAAGAATTTTCCTTGGACTATGCTAACTGAACTTAAGAAGTTAAGATTCAGGTCTTGGAATACTAGTACTTGTGGATTGCACGTACATGTAAGTCGTACTGCATTCGATGATGACGACCATCAGATTAGATTCATTAAACTAATCTATGATAATGAACGCCAAGTACAAAGGATTGCTGGTCGTAGTTCTAACTATGCTAGCTTCTCTGACGCAGGTAAGATTATTCCAAAGGTTAAATACAAGAGTCAATCAAATGGTAGGTATGCTGCCGTTAATGTCGAGCCAGATAATACATTAGAAGTTCGTGTGTTTAAGGGTTCATTACATATACCTAGAATATTATCTGGCTTAGAGTTTGTTCATTCAGTAGTTGAATATACTCGTGAGCTTAAGATAATCCCCAAAGATAAACCATTCTCTTGGGTAAAGTATGTAGGTTACATCGGTTCTAATACCGATAAGTATCCTAATTTGTTTGAGACAATCAATCGTTCATTCAATAGCGATTCACACAATGAGAGTAGAGAGGACTAATCATGTGTATGTTATGCGTACTACCACCAGGAGTTACTCCGTCAAGAGATAAGTTGGAGAACTCTGCATTAAATAATCCACATGGCTTTGGCTTTGCCATTGCCGTACCTAGTGAGAACAGAATCATAGTAGAGAAAAGCATGGACGCAGATGAATCTATCAATAGGTTCTTAGCACAACGTGCTATCTATCAAGATGGCTATGCCATGTGGCATGCTCGGTTTGCTACTCATGGTTCTCGCACACTAGAGAATTGCCACCCATTTGCAGTAGGTCATGATGACCGTACCTATCTTGGGCATAACGGTATCTTACCTATTGAGATACCAGATAAAGATGACCGCAGTGATACTAAAGTATTTGCTGAAGAGTTACTACCTAGATTAGGTGGGGTTACCGCATTAGATGATGACTTCATCTGGAATATGCTACAAGAATATACATCTGGTTCAAAGGTATGTATCATTACTATTGACCCTGCCGCTAAGCACCCTATGTATCTACTCAATGCTGAGTCAGGCAAAGAAGATGAGTCAGGTGTATGGTGGTCTAACGATACATGTAACTTAGGTTATTCCTATGGTACATCAAATGTTACTGGCCGGTACGCTGGTTGGTATGGTGATTACGATGATGAGTATGCTTGGGCTGGGTATAATAAGTTAGCCAAAGATACAATCAAACAAGACAAACCAGATAATGAATTAGAAGTACAAGAATGTTTTAATTGCAGCGCATGGATATCAGAAGCTGATTTATGGGAGAGCATGGGTACATGTACCTGGTGTGGCTCTTGCTTTGATTGCGATAACGTTGCTGAACTATGTCAGTGTGGGTACCCGAATGGGCGGGTAGGACACACAAAGAAACTAGGACAGGACGCTATCCCGTTCTAGTGGTACACTAATAAGGCACTAGTTTAGTTCATTTTCTAGTGTCCTTTCCATGGTGTATAATGTATAGGCTGGGCTAGGCTTTCTCTACTTTCTCCTAGTTCAGCCCTTACTAAGGAGTCCAATGATTAAGATTGATGACCACGATTTACCTATTCACGTTTCATACTCATCACTTACTGAATGGTTATCATGTGGATGGAAATATTATTTAAGCAGAGTACAAAAAATTGCAGAGCTACCAGCATGGTGGTTCTATGGAGGTTCAGCCGTACATAAGGCGACTGAAGAATGGGATAGGTTGAACCCTTGAGTATCTTAGAACATTGGAACACATGGTGGCAGGCTACTGCTGACGAAAGAGAAGAATATAATTTAAGCAACACATCCAATTGGCGCATGGCTGCAATGAAGTCACGCAATCCAGAAGATGGAGAGTGGTGGTATGCGAATGGATATAAATTCCTAGAGAACTGGGTGCAATGGCGTGAAGAAAATACCCACATGTCAATCGCTAAGCTGGACGACGGGACATTGGCAATTGAATTAGAACTAGCACCGGTAGTTAATGGTGTGACAGTTAAGATGGCAATCGACCGGGTGTTCTATGATAGTTTCAATAAAGAATATGTAATCGTAGATTTAAAAACAGGTAAGACTACACCGCATAGTTCATTACAGTTAGCCTTCTATGCATATGGAATCCGTAAACAGTTTGGTTTAAACATAACCAAAGGTTACTACTGGATGGCACGTAAGGGAGAATTATCTCCACCGCACGACCTTGCTGGTCTGGATGACAGCAAGGTCGAGACGTTGGTAGATATGTTTGATAAGGCAAGGAAGTCTGGTATATTTTTACCTAACTTCGACCATTGCATAATGTGTGGATATACTGCACAATGTCAATGGTATACACCAAAGGAGAAGCATGAGTAGTACGGAAGCACCAATCAGTATCAACATAAGAACTGCATCAGGTACGCAGTTAACAGTACGTGCTAACACAGGTGAGGAACTAGACCAATTAGTTGCTACCTCATTAGCAAGTATTCAATCTGCTATAACAGAACTAGAAGTTATAGCTAAGCCATCTCAAGCTCCAAATGCTATTGCATACGCTAAACAAGCGTTCAATGCACAGGAGATACCACCTTTTAACCAAGCCCCTCCAACGCAATCGTTAGGTGGGGGGCGCACATGTCCTCACGGTAAGATGACTGCACTCCAAGGCCCAAGCAAAGATGGTGGTATCTATAAGGGATACTTCTGCCCATCTGCTAGAGGTGCATTAGATAAATGCAAGACTATCTATGTACTTAAGCATGAGCCAGAATGGAATACATTCTTAGCCGATAGAATCAAGTAACAATGGGGGAAGTAATACCTTTCCCTGAAGCACCACAACTATCTCAATGTTGTAATGCTCATATAATATGGGACGAATGTGATATACATTATGATACCGATATAGAATGTGAAGCAAGTACATGTGAAGAATGTGGCACACAACTAGAAACAGATTGTGGGATAATTGAAGACACTACGACGTAGCGTACGTAAGTCAGAGGTAGGAGGGGAGCCTTTACCGGCTCCCTTTCAAGCCTTTGAACGTGCCGGTATGATACTTAGACGTGCGGAAGTTACGGTAATTGCTGGCACTCCTGGTGCTGGTAAGAGTTCTATTGCATTACATATAGCTGCAAGATTAAAACAACCAACATTATATTTCTCAGCTGATACTAATGCACATACCATGGCTATGCGATTGATTGCCATGTCAGGCAAGATGACTCAACAGCAAGCGGAGAATCTATTAAAACATAATCCAGATACTGCTGAGTCTATTCTTGCTAACAACAATCATTTGTATTGGTCATTTGAACCTAGCCCTACACTTAAAGATTTAGATGAAGAGGTTGCTGCATTCGAGACTATGTGGGGTAGAAGTCCTACCCTTATAGTTGTTGATAACTTAATGGACATCTCTATGGATGGACATGAAGAGTTCTCTGGTATGCGAGCAGCAATGAAAGAACTTAAGTACTTAGCAAGGGATACCAATGCATGTGTGTTGGTACTGCACCATACTAAAGAAGGATACGAGGGTAGACCATGTCAACCACGTTCATCTCTACAAGGTATGGTTAATCAAATACCTGCAATGGTATTAACAGTTGGTCAACAGCTAATGCATGAAGGTAAAGATACATACTTATGCGTAGCACCAGTAAAGAATCGTTATGGTAAGGCTGACCAAACTGGTAACACATACGTTACCTTAAGTTTTGAACCAGGCTCTATGTATTTAGAAGACACATATAAAGATTATCAACAAGTAGAAATGCCAGTATGAGTTCAGCCTCTAAGGCTAAGGGTAGCCAAGCAGAACGTGATGTAGTAAAGTATCTTAAAGAATGGTTCCCTTACGTAGACCGTCGCTTAGCTGGTGCAACACTAGATAAGGGCGATATATCTGGCATACCTGGAGTCACAATAGAAATTAAAAACCACGCCAAGATGGACTTGGCGGGGTGGGTAGAAGAATTATTAGTCGAGATGGCTAATGATAAAGCTTGGACAGGTGTAGTGGTACACAAGCGGAAAGGCAAGGGGAGTCCATCCGATTGGTACGCCACTATGCCCGTTCAAGTATGGGTAGATTTATTAAGAAAGGTTATCGATGTTAAATAGTTACATTGCAGTATTGTTATCTTTGTATTATGAATTAGAAGGATTGTTATTGTGGATAAGCACAATGTTTCTGACTATCTAAATTACATAGGCGCCAGCCTGCCTGCAGAGGGGCATGGCTGGCGTAAAATGAGATGTCCATTTCATGAAGATAGAACTGCATCATCTGCAATTAACTTTGAACTTAACAGATTCAAATGTCATGGTTGCGGTGTTGCTGGTGATATATATGATTTAATAAAACACAAGAGGGGAGGTACATTAAGTGAGGCTATCGAATTCGCACAGACAATTTCTACTTCGGGCAACCCAACAATACGCTTCTCAAATAGAGGTAGCAAAAGACTATCTACTAACCCGACATCTCTCGGTAGAAGAGGCACGAACATTTCATCTAGGGGTAGTAGTTGACCCTATGCCTGGGCATGAGGGCTTTAAGAATAGATTAGCTATACCTTACATAACACCTAGCGGTGTAGTTGACATTCGTTTCCGTGCAATGGGAGATGTAGACCCTAAGTACATGGGAATGGTAGGCGCAAAGACAACCATGTTTAATACACCAGCATGCTTTGTGCAATCTAAATACATATGTGTAACCGAAGGAGAGTTTGACTGCATCATGATGTCAGTTAAAACTAATCATCCTACGGTAGGTATTCCAGGTGCTAACAACTGGAAGCCACACTACTCACGCATACTAGATGACTTCGATATGGTTATCATATTAACCGATGGAGATACAGCAGGTGCAGAGTTTGGCAAGAAGATAACAAGAGAGTTGCCTAACGCAAATGTTATCGCAATGCCAGAAGGTGAAGACGTAAATAGCGTGTTCATTAAACTAGGAAAGGAATGGATAGATGAACGAGTCAGAAATTGTATTGCTTCTTGATGAAAGTATATGGAGTCATGTTGAACACATGAACAAGTCAGTTGGTATACAGCTAACAGAAGATAAAGCTTTGGATATATTGGGTGCCTTATATGACATCTATCATGCTAACAAGAAAGATAAAGAACAAGCGCAAGAATTACTAATAGGTTTAGCAGCACTACTAGTAGCCGCTCCATTGGGTCAAGCCGACAGGGTATGGGAAGAACTAATGGTTCATGAAGGTATGAGAAACTTCGAGCTAAGTATGGAGGATTTACTTAATGGAAAACATGGAGCATAATATAGATGTCATCATCGCCGACCTCAAGAATTTACTACTCAAGAAGCAGCACGATTACGGTCCGCTCAACATATCTAACGCACCCGGTGGTCCTATCAATGGACTACGAGTACGGATGTATGACAAACTCGCAAGGATTAACAACCTTTACGAGAAGGGTGGCGACACGCCGAACTACGAATCCATCGCTGATTCCTTTATGGACCTAGCAAACTATGCCATAATAGGACTATTGGTTCAAAACGGACAATGGGAAGGCTTGCCTAATGGCAACACATCAACGCCGAATAGTAGTATTGAGCGACCTGCAGATACCTTATCAAGACGACAAGAGTGTCAATGCAGTAATGAAGTTCATCAAATGGTACAAGCCCCACGAATTGTGGTGCGTGGGTGATGAGCTAGACGCACCCGAACCTTCGCGTTGGAATAAAGGTATGGCTGGTGAGTACGCACCAACCTTACAAGATTCAATTGATTTAACGTACAACATAATGGCAGACTTTAGAGCAGCACTCGGTAGAAATAAACCGTTTGTTATTCAAAGGTCTAATCATACGGATAGAATACAGACTTACATTAGAAAATATGCCCCGGCATTCGGCTCTCTTGATACTCTCAAGATAGAAGAATTGCTGGGGTATCATTCTTTAAACATACAATACCTGCACAAATTTAAAGAACTTCTACCAGGCTGGGTAATGGCACACGGTGATGAAGGCAGGTCAATACAAACTCCTGGAAGTACAGCTATGTCATTAGCTAAGAAGCTGGGTAAGAGTGTTGTGTGTGGACACACGCACAAACTAGGACTACAGCATGAGACTACTGGACTATACGGTAAGAATAAAACTATCTATGGTATGGAAGTCGGTCACCTTATGGACATGAAACAGGCAAGTTACTTAACATCTGGCGTAGCTAACTGGCAACAGGGCATAGGTATCTTAGTAGAAAAGAACCGTAAGGTAATTCCCTATACCGTACCCATTATCGATGGAGACATTAAGCTTCCATGAAATATAACATTGATAAATGGTTAGACTATAAAGACATGATGGTACAGATAGCCTCGGAGTATAGGAAAAAATATCCTATGGTTGAGGCAGATGACCTGCAACAGGAGATGTATCTCTGGTTTGTTACCCACCCTAATAAGTTTAAAGAGTGGGACGCTCTTCAGGAAAAAGATAAAAACAAACTTATGGCTAAGTCATTACGTAATCAATGCCTTAAGTATTGTGAAAAAGAAAAAGCTAAGAATCAAGGCTATGACCTAACAGATTTGTATTACTATGATGTGTCAGTCGTTGAAGCTTTCTTGCCCTCAATTATTGTAGAGAGTTATGAGATGCCTACCAAGATTAAAGATTTAAATCTTAAGTTTAACAATGGCGCAATAAATGATGGCATGAACTGGCTTGCCTTACGCTCTGATATAGCTAAGGGTTACTACAGATTACCAGAGGCTAAGCAGAACATACTGCGCCTTCGCTACATGAATGAACAGACTGAGTGGTCTGAGCTAGCAGAACACATGGGTACTAGCAGTGCAGATGGTGCACGTAAGAAAGTCGAGAGAGCCTTGGCTTCTATAGTACAAAACTTAGGCGGTTGGCGTGCTTACTTTGACCAGGATATACAAGATGAGAATCAAGAGACGAAGCAAGAAGAAGTATAACGCTGACTACAGAGGCATACCTACAGAGGTATGTCCTTGTGGCTCACAGTTATGGAATCTAAAAGTAATGTTTCAGGAACAAACTATATCTATGTACTTTCTGGATATGGAGTGTGCCCTTTGTGGCAGCTTAGCCACTGCTCCTACTGAAATAGACGGATGTGATTAATGCCTACCTATGATTATAAGTGTGATGTATGTTCAAGTCAACAGGAAGTATCAAAAGAAATAGGTGATGAGTCTGTACCTACATGTTGCCAAACCAGTATGACAAGGGTATGGTCTGCCATACCAGCCATCTTTAAGACAGGTGGCTTCTACAAGACAGGCGGATAATGGGGCACTTTCATATAGAAGAATA